ACGCCGCCGCCCAGGCCAAGGCCGCCCAGGAAGAAGCCCAGGCCCAAGCCGCGGCGCAGTTCCAGGCCGCGCGCCAGGCGGCGCAGGCGGCCGCCGAGTCGATCCAGCCCGAGACACAAGAGCCGCCCAAGGCCCCGGCCAAACCCAAAAAGTAAAGGAACCCACCCATGCCCTACCAAACCAACACCGGCCTGCAATACGACAAGCAGCACGCCATCACGCTGGTGGCCGCGGCCAACCTCGCGGCGGCGCGCTTCATCGGCTACGACGGCAATTACGCCACCGGCGCCGGCGGCGTGCACGATGCGCAAGGCGTGTCCGAAGCGCCCGCGCCGCTGGGCTACGCGCTGCCGTGCATCACCCACTACAGCGCCCTGGTCGAAGCTTCTGAGCCGATTGCCCTGGGCGACTGGGTGACCGTTGCCAGCGACGGCTCCGGGCGCGCCGCCGTGGGCAGCAGCGCCAACCACTGCGGCCGCGCGCTGGGCCAGGCCAGCGCCGCCGGGCAATTGCTCGAAGTGCAGGTGCTGGCGCATGTGCATGCCTGATGGGAGGTTGAGCGTTTTGCGATGAGCGTCCAGCGTATGCCACGCCTAACACTTAATGCTCAATATCAAAATGATCTACGCCACGGTTGACGACATGACCCAGCGCTTCGGCGCGCGCGAGCTGATCGCGCTCACCGACGCGGAGAACAACGCCGCCATCGACGCCGCGCGCGTGCAGCGCGCGCTGGACGATGCGCGGGCGCTGGTCGATGGCTCCGTTGGCGTGGCCTATCGCCTGCCGCTCAGAGGTTGCGCCAAGCCGCAAACAGCGCCTGGCGCGCCGAATGAAGCCCCCACGCTCCCCGCTGCGCGTGGTTCGCTGCCCCCCGAGGGGGCCCTGCCCGCCTTGGGACGGCCCGGCGGCGGGCAGATTGAATACACGGCGCCGCCGCAATTGACGCGCATCACCTGCGACATTGCGCGCTACTACCTGTATCCAGATTTGGCGCCCGAGCATGAGGTGTACCGCCGGTATACCGATGCCAAGAGCCAGCTCGAAGCCATTGCCGCGGGCCGCGCCCAATTGGCCTGCCCCTGGGGCGGCTCGCCGGGCGAACCGGTGGCCAGCGATGCGCAGTCGGGCAAGGGCGTGCGCTACCAGTTCAGCGCGCGCGCCATCACCGATGAGGTAGCCGAAAGCTACAAATGAACTTGCCTGCCGTCCCCGCCGCCAACGACTTCCTGGCGCTGGAGCCGCACCTGGTCGAGCGCCTGCAAGCGGCGCTGGCCGGCGTGCGCCCGGCCGTGCACGTGCTCACGGCGGCGCAGTTGGCCGACCTGGAGGAGCAGCAGCAATTCACCCCCGCCGTGCACGTGCTGCACGCCGGTTTCCGGGTTGAGCAAACCCGCGCCGATGGGCGCGCGGCGCAACTGGCCCACACCTGGCTGGCGGTCGCGGCGGTCAAAAGCCCCCGCGACCTGCGCGGCGGCGCGGCGGCGCGCGAGCAGGCCGGGCAATTGGCCGCCCGCGCCGGCGCGGCGTTGATGGGCTTCAAAGCGCCGGGCCTGATGCGCGACCCGCTTGTGTTGACTTCCGCCCCCGGCGCGCGCTACGCCGCCGGGTATCTGTACCTGCCGCTGGCGTTCACGGCCGTGACCGTGTTTGCCGCATCCGAAATTTGATTACCCCTGTCGCAAAGGAGCCTTCCCCTACCATGTCCCTCATCACCCAAACCTACAAGCCCGTCGGCAACGTCGGGCAGGTCTACGCCCGGCCTTACGGCAGCGCGGCCGCGCTGATGCCCATCGGCAACGTGACCGACTTGCAGCTCTCCCACGAGGAGGATGTGCAAAAGCTCGAAGACTTTACGCGCCTGGGCGGCGGCACCCATGCCGAGCGCCGCCGCGTGAAGGCCGTGGGGCTGAAGATGACGCTCAGTGACCTGAACCTGGTCAACCTCACGCGCGCGGTGTACGGCACCAGCCAAGAGGTGGCCGCCGGCACGGCGGTGGCCGAAACCGTGACCGCGACGCCCGGCGGGCTGCTGCGGCTGGCGCACATCAATCCATCCGGCGTACAGGTCAACAAGGGCGCGGCGCCGCTGCCGGCGGCGGCCAATTACGAGGTGCGCCCCGAGGGCATCTACATCCTGCCCGAGGCCCCGGACGTGGCCGAGGGCGAGGAGCTGACCATTACCTACAGCCACGGCGTGTATGCCGCCATCGAGGCGCTGACCAGCGCGCCGCCGGAGCTGGAGTTGAGCTTCGGGGGCCTGAACGAGGCCGGCGCGGGCACGCCCTTCGTGGTCGATGTGTGGCGCGTCTCGCCCGGCGTGTGCAAGCAGCTCGCGCTGATCAACAAGGATTTCGCATCCATCGCGGTGGATGGCGCGGTGCTGGTAGACCCCACCCGGCAGGGCGCAGGCATCAGCCGCTTTTACCGGGTGCGGATGGCGTAAGAGGTTTCTTCGGACGGTTGTCTATCTCCTGTGGCTGCAACGCCGCTTGCGCCCGGCCCGTGCCGCATTCCGACACGCCGGGCGTTTTTTTATTCAACGTGATGAGAAACCAACCGATTGGATTCGTAGCCTGGACTAGCGAAGCGCAGTCCGGGGCAACCTGTGCCATCTCAAGGCGTGTCCATTTCAGACCCGCGAGGCTTCGGGCAAATGGATGCGGCTGCGCAAGAGGTGAGGCTGTCCCGGACTGCGCTGCGCTTGTCCAGGCTACGGGGCTACGGGGTTTTTCCGCCGCCAGAAAGCAAAAACGTGACGATGAACAACCCCACCGGATGTTTGCGGGCCGCCCAACCGATGGCGCCCAGCATGGCCACGGCCAGCGCGCCGGCGCGGCCCAGCCATGCGACCAGGGCTATGCCCAGGGCCAGCGCCAGCAGCAGCGCGGCAATGCGCCATGCGAGCTGCACATGCGTCAATTGATGAGGATCAGTCATGGCAACCGATAACAAGGTCGATGTTCAGGTTGGCGTCAGTGTAACGGGCCAGCCCGAGCTGGACGCGCTGGCGCGACAACTGGATCAAACCGGGGCGCACGCCCAGCAGTTGGGGCAGACCGGCCAAAGCGCCGGGACGGGGCTGGACGCGGCCGCGGCCGCCGCGCGCGGCGCGGGCCAGGCCGGCGGGCAGGCCGCCGCCGGGGCGCAGCAGGCGGCGCAAGGCTTGGGCCAGGCGGGCAGCGCCGCCAGCCAGGCGGCCAGCCAGATGGGCGCGACCCGGCAGGGTTTGCAGAGTATTTCCACCCAACTGGAGGCGCTGCAAGGCAAGCTGACGTCAACCGCCAAGGAGCTGGCGGCATCCATGGGCGGCCTGTTCGCCGCCGCCAAGATCAAGGACTTCGTCAGCTCGACCATCGAGCTGGCCGACGCCTACGGCCAGATGGCCGAGCGCATCAAGGCGGCCACGCCCATCGCGGGCGAATACGACACGGTGCAAGAGCGGATTTTGGCCACCGCCAACCTGACCTACCGCCCGCTGCAAGAGCAGCAGGAGCTGTACATCCGCACCGCCGATGCGCTGCGCGGCCTCTCGTACAACACCGGCGAGGCGCTGGACATTACCGATTCGTTTTCGTACCTGCTGACCACCAACGCGGCCAGCGCGGAGCGGGCGCAAAACGCCATCAATGCCTATGCCAAGGCTATCCAGTCGGGCCGGGTCGATGCGGAGTCCTGGCAGTCGCTCCTGGCGGCGATGCCGACGCTGGTGGACGCTCTTGCCGCGGCCACCGGCAAGAGCGCCGCCGAGATTCGGCAGATGGGCATCACCGGCGCCCTGGCGCTGCGCGACTTGACCGAGGGCCTGCGCCAAAGCGTGGAAGCCAACCAGCAGGCCGCCGAGAAGATGAGCGCGACGGTCAAGGACGCGGCCACGCGCCTGGCCAACGCCTGGCAAACCTACGTGGGCAAGGCCAACCAGGCCAGCGGGTCGACCAAGGAAATCGTCAAGGTAATCGACCTGCTGTCCGAGCACCTGGCCAAAGTGGTGGACGCGGCCGTGCGGGTCGGGGAGGTAATGGCGGCGGCCTGGGGCCTGAAGTGCCTGACCGCGCTCAATGATTACATCGCCGCGTTGCGGCTGGCGCAAAAGGAGACCGCGGCCTTGGCGGCCGAAAGCGTGGCCGCCGCGGGCAAGGCCGCCGGATCATGGTCGCAGGCCGCCACCGCCGCCGGCGGAAAAATCGCGCTGGCCGGCCATATGGCAATGGCGGCCTGG